GCGGCTGCAGATCCAAAAGCAGAAGCTTGGGGTGCTAAAAATAAGTGGTTTGGTAGCGATACAGCTATGACTTACACGGCTTTTGACATTCATAATAAACTAGAAGCTGAAGGATATGACCCTAGTTCAGACGAATATTATGCTGAAATTGATAAAAGAATAAGACTTGAATTTCCGCATAAATTTGGTAATACTAATACCAATAATACGGCTGAATCGACTAAGCCAGTGCAAACAGTAGCGTCGGCGACGCGAAGCACAAAAGCAGGTCGCAAAACTGTCAGGCTCACCCCTTCTGAAGTTGCTATCGCCAAAAAATTAGGAGTGTCATTAGAAGATTATGCAAAACAAAAAAAACACATGAAGGAGGTTTAAGCATATGAACGAAGAAAATAACATGAAGACCCCTCGTGCGAGCCAGTCAAGATCTAACGAAGTTAGACCTCAGACTTGGACACCACCGTCATCTTTAGATGCACCACCTGCGCCAGATGGTTTTAGGCACAGATGGATAAGAACTGAAACTTTGGGCATGGACGATACAAAGAACATGTCAGGTAAGTTAAGATCTGGATGGGAACTCGTAAGAGCGGACCAATACCCAGAACATCCTTATCCACAAGTTGCGGAAGGCAAATACGCAGGAGTGATTGGAGTAGGCGGCCTAGTGCTGGCTAGGATACCAGAAGAGATCGCAAAGTCTCGAGATGCTTATTTTAAAAGGCAGACTCAAGAGAGAGACGAAGCAGTTAACAACGATCTTATGAAGGAACAGCATCCAAGTATGCCGATCAATAATGAGAGGCAGAGTCGCGTAACTTTTGGTGGTACTAAAAAATAATTTTTTAGCGATCCCAACTACCGCGATACTAAATATAAACTAAAACTAAGGAGTAAATACTATGGCTAACCAAGACGCAGCTTTCGGTTTGAGAGCTATTGGAAAAGTTGGTCAGAATAGAGACAACCAAGGTTTAAGTGAATATAGTATTGCAAGTGGTACAACTGCTGCGATTTACCAAAATGACCCTGTACAAGCATTAGCTACAGGTTACATTGGTGTGCAGAACACAACTACTGGTGCGATACTAGGTTCTTTAAACGGAGTCTTTTATACTGATCCAACAACAAGCAAGCCTACATTTGGAAATTACTGGCCTGGCGATATCAATGCGGCTGACGCAGTTGCTTTCGTTAGTGACGATCCATATGAAAGGTTTGAAATTCAAGCTAGCACAACTTTACCTATTGCCAGCATTAACGCATTAGCAGACCTTGCTACATACGTTTCTTCTGACTCTAGAATCAGTAAAGTATCTAGTGTTGAATTGAACACATCAGCAGTTTCAACAACTACTGATCAATTTAAAATCTTAGGTGTGACTAAAGATTTAGCTAACAATGAATTAGCAAACGCTACAACTTATGCAGCGAATGTTAATGTTGTTGGTGTTATCAACAATCACTTCCTAAAAAATACAACAGGCATATAAGGAGATAAATTATGGCTATAAGTAGAGGACAACTAGTTAAAGAACTAGAGCCAGGTTTAAATGCATTATTTGGCCTGGAGTATAAAAGGTATGAAAATCAGCATGCTGAAATTTTTGACACAGAAACTTCAGACAGAGCTTTCGAAGAGGAAGTAATGTTATCAGGTTTCGCAAATGCTCAAACTAAACCGGAAGGTTCAGGAGTGACATTTGACAATGCTCAAGAAACTTTCACTGCTAGATATACGCACGAGACAATTGCTCTAGCGTTTTCAATCACTGAAGAAGCGATTGAAGATAACTTGTATGACAGACTTGCGTCTAGATATACAAAAGCTTTAGCAAGATCTATGGCGAATACCAAACAAGTAAAAGCAGCAAATGTATTAAACAATGCATTTGATTCTAGCTTTGCTGGTGGTGACGGAGTTGAATTATGTTCAACTGCACACCCTATCATTGCTGGAACTTTCAGAAACGAGCTTGCAACTGCAGCTGACTTAAACGAAACTTCGTTAGAGCAGTCTTTAATTGACATTGCAGCGTTCGTAGATGAAAGAGGTCTTAAAATAGCTGCGAGAGGAATGAAATTAATTATTCCAAGTGAATTACAATTCACAGCGGAAAGATTAATGAAATCTTCTCAAAGAGTTGGTACAGCAGATAATGATATCAACGCGATCAACAGCATGGGAATGATTCCACAAGGTTATGTGGTTAACAACTTCCTAACTGATACTGACGCGTTCTTTATCAAAACTGATGTTCCTAACGGATTAAAAATGTTCGTTAGATCACCAATCAAAACAGCTATGGAAGGTGACTTCGATACTGGTAATGTTAGATACAAAGCTAGAGAGAGATATTCATTCGGATTCTCTGATCCTAGAGGTATCTTCGGTTCCCCAGGAACTGCGTAATACTTGTAATTAAAGTATTATTTTTTGAAAGGCCCCTTGATTGGGGCCTTTCTTTTTGGTAGAAAGAAAAAATGCACAGAAAGAAATTTAAGATTAGAATAAGAGCTTATGGATTTAAATCTGACTTTGAGATAGAAGCAGATGATTCTATAGAATCAGTTGAATCTGCAATCCTTGACAAAATAGGAGAAAATGCTATTGTATGGGAAGCAGATAATTTTTACGACAATCGTAAATGTTATTTAACCTATGAGGAGGTTAACGATGGCTCAAGACAACATGGTGTTGTTCGCTAGTAAAATCCAACTCGAGTCCAAATGGAATGAGTTGTTTTTGAAAAATGGCGGATTAGTAACACCAGAAATGTCAGTGCTAGGTGATGATATTAAAAAAGTTATCAGACAAATCCTAGCAAAACAAGAGAGTCCTAAGAATCCGTATGATGGTGAAATCCATCTTTACGCTGGTTAATTAGGATAGATTCTCTTAGTTTATTTAAAAAGCAGTAAAATGCTATAGGGATTTCTTGCACTTCTTAATAATTTCATATATAAATTAACCACTATACATAAATTTTCTGCATAGACGCGTATAGTCGACGGCCTAGAGACTATGTGGAAATAACTAGGAGGATAACACTATGGCACAAACTACATTCTCAGGACCAGTAAAATCTTTAAATGGTTTCATTGGTGCTGGTAAAGGTAATGTTGTAAGCATTTCAGATGCAACATTAACGGCAACTGTAGCAGATCACGCAGGAAGAGTTGTTTCACTAAACAACGCAACTTGTATTGTGACTCTACCTACAATCAGCGCTGCTGCTGATTCTTCTGTTGCGGGTCCAAACGACTACAACAGCGGAAATAACATTGGTGCAACTTTCACTTTCTTTATTGAAACTGCAGCAACTAACTTAGATATCAAAACTGATGGTACTGACAAATTTGTTGGTCAAGTATTAAATTCTAATACTAATGCAACTGCTTTCAGCACAAGATGTTTTGTACCTGCAGCTACTAATGACGTATTAACTTTAAACGGTGGTACTCAAGGTGGTAAAGTAGGTTCTGTTGTTAAGTTTACAGCTTTAGCAGATAATAAATATGCAGTTGATGGTTTATTAATTGGACCTTCAACTTCAGATGAAGCTGTTGCAACACCTTTTGCAGATAGTTAATAATTAATGGAGCCCTTCGGGGCTCCTAAAATTTTAGGAGATATTAATGGGTATGAAATCAGATGTTAAAGCTACAAGAAAAGATGCTGATGGTTTAGTATTTGCAGGACGAACAAGATTAAGAGGTATTATTCTTGGCGCACCTAATACAACAACTGCAGCGGCAGCTACATTATTAAATGGAACAACAGGATCCAATTATTTTCAAGTTGATGCACCTGCAGGTGATGTATTCGCATACAATCTTGCAGAAGATGGTATCTTATTTGAAAATGGACTTTTTGTAACTGATTTAGTTGGTACGGTAACAGTCGTATACGACAAGTAGGAGGCTAAATGGCTAACACTACTTCTGGAACAACAACTTTTGATAAAACTTTTTCTATTGATGAAATTATAGAAGAAGCTTACGAAAGAATTGGAATGCAACCTAATGCAGGTTTTAATTTAAAATCTGCAAGACGTTCTTTGAATATTATGTTTCAAGAATGGGCTAACAGAGGTTTACATTATTGGGAAGTTGCAAATAATTCAATCACATTAGTTGATGGTCAATCAACTTATACAATGTTTAGATCAACAAGTGATGGTACTTCTGATGTTACATCTGTTTATGGTGTAGATGATATTTTAGAAGCATCTTATAGAAATTCTTCATCTGTAGATTTTCCTTTGACAAAAATTAATCGATCTGAATATCAAGGACTATCTAATAAAACTGATGAAGGAACTCCAACACAATATTTTGTACAAAGATTTATAGATAGAGTTACCATAACTTTATATTTAACTCCAGGATCAACAGAAGCTGGAAACTTTATTAATTACTATTATGTAAAAAGAATTCAAGATGTTGGTGTTTACACTAACGCAACAGATGTTCCATATAGATTTGTACCTTGTATGGTTTCTGGTTTATCATATTATTTATCACAAAAATTTGCACCACAAAGAACACAAGAATTAAAGTTATTGTATGAAGATGAACTTCAAAGAGCGCTACAAGAAGACGGCTCTTCTAGCAGCTCGTATATAAGTCCGAAGGTATATTATCCAAGTGTCTAATACTGCTTCAGGAAAATTCGCAAAATTTATTTCAGACCGTTCAGGTTTGGAATTTCCATATAAAGAAATGGTCAAAGAATGGAATGGATCCAGAGTTCATATTTCTGAGTTTGAAGCCAAACATCCACAACTTGAACCTAAACCTCATACTGCAGATCCTCAAGGTTTGAGAAATGCAAGACCTGCAAGAACAGAGCCTGCTGTTTTAATTTTATTAAATCCTAATCCTTTTCAAACTATCATTTATTCTGGGACAACTTATGTAAATGTTTATTCACCTAATCATGGACGATCAACAGGAGATACAGTTAGATTTAGAGGACCTTCTAATGCAACTGGATATAATGATGTTCCAAGTTTTAATGGTATAACAGATATTTCAAACGCATCTGGTTTTTCAATTACAGTTGGTAAAATTAATGCATTAGGAAATGTTGACGATACATCAAATTACTATTATTTTATAAGCACAAACACTGCTACAAACAGTGGTATAAATGGAGGAGGAGAAGGCTGTACCGCAGGTCCAGTTACTTTATCATCATAATGACATACGCAGAATTAATTCAAAAAATTAGAGATTACACAGAAGTCGATTCCAACGTATTAACATCAACTATTATTGATGGTTTTATTGAAGATGCGGAATGGAGAATATTCAGAGACGTAGATTCTGATAATAATAGAAGATATGCAACAGCAAATCTAATTGCATCACAAAGATTTATTGACATACCTGCAGATTTATTAATTGTAAGATCTGCTCAAATCGTAGATTCAGACGGTAGTTCACAACCCGATAATAGAGAGTTTTTAGAATATAGAGATACGAGTTTTATGTCTGAATATAATCCAACGGGGACAACTGGAGTACCTAAATATTATAGTATGTGGGACAAAGATACTATTGTTTTAGCTCCTAGTCCTGATGCTACTTATGAAATTCAATTAAATTATATCTTGAAAGACCCAGGTTTATCTAGTAGTAATACAACTACATACTTAAGTAAGTATTTTCCCAACGGACTTTTGTATGCATGTTTAGTAGAAGCATTTTCTTTTCTAAAGGGGCCAAATGATCTCTTGCAATTATACGAAGGAAAGTATAAACAAGTAGTTGAAGGCTTCTCTATAGAACAAATGGGAAGACGAAGACGAGATGAATATCAATCAGGTGTTCCTCGAGTCGGAGGCAAATAAGGAGATAAACTATGGCGATAACACAAGCGATTGCAAATTCTTTTAAAAAAGAATTGTTAGAAGGTCAGCATGAATTTCAATTTGGAGGAGATAAATTTAAATTGGCTCTCTATAGTTCTTCAGCTACTTTAAACTCAGCAACAACTTCATACACAACTACACAAGAAGTAGGTGATTCTGGTACTTACTCTGCAGGTGGAGGAGCATTAGTACAACCGAATCCAAGTACATCTGTTGCATCAGGTGTTGCGATTGTTGATTTTAATGATTTATCATTTACAGGTGCAACGATCACTGCAAGAGGAGCATTAATTTATAATACTTCTGCTACTAACAAAGCAGTTGCAGTTTTAGATTTTACATCTGATAAAATTAGCACAAGCGGAACTTTTACAATTATTTTTCCAGCATTCACTACATCGGCAGCTATATTAAGAATCTCCGGCTAACAAGGAGGTCTTAAGTGGCAGGATGGAATGGTAATTATACTTGGGGTACAGGTACTTGGGGTATCGGCCGAGTTGATGTATCCGTAAATCTTACCGGACAATCTTTAACCACTAATCTTGATAATGTTACTGTTAACGCAGATGCAAATGTTAATGTAACTGGACAATCTTTAACTACCAATATCGAAAACGTTACTGTTGAAACAGGCGTTGATGTAAATGTAACCGGTCAATTATTATCCGCTAATTTAGATAATGTTACTGTTACTGGAACTGCTAATGTAGATGTAACTGGAGAATTATTATCTGCAAATTTAAATAGTGTAACTGTTACAGCAGATGCAAATGTAAATGCAACTGGACAATTATTATCCGCAAACTTAGATAATGTATCTGTTACTGCAGATGCAAACGTTAATCTAACGGGTCAAGAATTAACACTTCAAGAAAATACTCCGACTGTTACTGCAGATGCAAATGTTAATATCACAGGTGAACTGTTATCTGCTAATTTAAATAGTGTAACCGTCACTGCAAATGCTGATGTTA